TGTTCTGGGATTGTGATAGGTATATTCTATAGTTGTTACGGCCCGCTTGCTTAGCTAGCACGTCTAATAGTCGGCCATGCCCTATTGTTGGCGGATTCATCCGGCCGAACACAAAATAGCATACCTGCTCTTCTTCTACTAAAAATTGACTAAATCTACTTATCATAATATTATCTACCGTGAGCCCTTGCACGTACGGTCGGCATGAGTTTCTTCATCATCCTGCTAACACGAGGTTTCATTTTAGAGACGCGGCGCTCAAGCTCTGCCTTTTTGGCCGGCGTCATATCAGATTTAGGGACACCTTTTGCAAGCTTCTTGTATATGTCACGCATAGCTTGCTTCTTCGCGCGCTTCTTGATTCGCTCAGGATTAGCGACGCGTTTCATCGCGCGGCTACGCCCGATTTTTAATTTGTTCTTATTCTTGCGCATATCCATCTGGCGTTTACGGCGAGCCTTTAACGACAAGGCTTCTACTTGTTCGTCATCTATTGCTTCGTCATACGTCTTGCGCTTCTTTGCATTATATTTTTCTTGATCTGTGGCGCCTGGTTTCAGGTCCACATTAATATAATCTTTAAAACCTAGCTGTGCCAAGTTACTTCCTTCCCGGTTTGTCCCATCCCTTTAATATATCAGGCGAAAAGTTATTGGCCGAAAATTCCATACGGTCAACTATCTTTACAGCATCACCACCAAGTTTATCAATCGCAACATAGCCTTCTTCGCCTGTTACTTTATAACCATTACGCGTCTTAACAAAGGTTTTAATCTTTGCTAATCTGTTTAATATATTTATAAGTTTTAACTTCACTAGCACGATCAATTTTTGCAAATCAAACATAAATTTTAATCCAGATTTGTTCTGTGGCGAGAAAAATGCTAGTATGTCGTCTAATTTTTTTTGTTGTACAGCTTTACCTTTATCGGTAGATCGCTTGTCCATTTCTTTTTTAAATCGTGCGTGCACCCACTTAATCAGTCCATCGACGTGCCGGCCACTATCGCCTGGACTTGTTCCGGCACGGACAAAACTATTATTGTAGGTTTCGATGAGGCTAGATAACTGCTTGTTAGCTTCAAGCGTACGGAGCGTTGAACCAGAGATCTTATTAAAGATTTTACCGGCATCGCTAAGGTATCCATTGACTTCATCTGTATCTGCTTTTGACATTGTCACTTTTGTTAAATCGCGAAGCATTGCATCCTGTGACCATACGTTTTTAGATTTTTTAAGTGCTTTAACGTTTACACCGTATTTGGCTCGCATTGTTTCAAACGAGTTACCAACGTATGTAGTGTGCCAAACAATTCCGACCTTTGCCTTTTTAATATCAGCAGCAGCAGGCGTATTTGCTGGTACAGCATATACAATGGTATTTGGATGGAAGGTGACATATGTGTCACCTTTTATCTTATTGGTCTCAACGTCTCCGCGGCCGAATAGGAAATCTCCTTGAATAACCCCTTTAATCCCAAGGGCTGGCAAGTATGCGAGAGCATCTTTAAGTTTAATAGCAAGATCACCAGAAGTGTCAGCATCAACATCAGCTGCAGATTTGTAGACCTTTGGATTCCTATTGAATATCCCTTTTTTAGCAACAAAAAACTTGCCATCACTCGGATCAATACCAGCAAAAACAGCAGGTGCACCATCCCACTTAACACTAACGTTTCCATCATGTTCTCCTTTAAGCATGTCGCGTAAAGACCGTAGGGCATTAATAGCATCACGCGTACCTTTGACTCCACCGTAGATAACTTTATCTTCGATATGAGTCATATGTGTATTTTTATTTTCAATGATATGTTGACTAAAGCTTTGCATTATTTTTTCTCTATTTTCATGTATACTGAGCTTTCATTGCCTTTAGACGCTGCTTTGTTTACAAGCGTCGATGTAAACAATCTTTGCGACATCCTATTTCCACCTACGACAGCAGCTAATATATGCGCTGCTCCTAAATTTGCGTGGATTTGATGTGCAGCTGCGCTTGACAGTCCAACAACCCACTCATCATAATCGAGATCTGGATGTATTATTTTACACAGTTTAAACATATCTTTATTTAAATTTTCTTTTTTACCACCGACCATAGCTTTGGCCGTAGCCTTGAGCTGAGCGTTGGTTGGTATTACCTTTTTAAAATATAGAGCACACCATTTAACAAGGTCTGCATTACCTGCACGACCACCTCTTGCGCCTTGGCCTGCTAATTCAAATCCTACCGTAGCAAACTGATTAGATGCGCGCACATCGCCGTACCGAGTTCTGTCAAAAAAGAAGTAACCACCCTTTGACGACCACATCTGCGCGCCTTTACGATTTGATGTAATAAGCGTCGCGCGCGTAAATTCATGTGAGTCTAATTTAGTGGCGTCTAAATTGTATTCACTTATCTTAGGTTTGTCAGTTAACTTTTCTATCTGCTTAAGAGAAATACCTACCATTTCCCTTTGTATAAACATGCCTTTAATTTCGCCATTGAGCGCAATGAGCGAAGACGTGTTAAGGGTACGAGGATTAAAGCCTTTTTTAATTGCCCATATATCGCCTGGATTCCATTTGTCACCTTGGATCGGACGCTTACCATCATTAGCATACGCTTTCTTCTGTGCATCGTAAATTGCTTGCATAGCCTTAGAGCCACGATGTAAGGTGTGTGTCTTGTTGACATATCCCTTGTTTATAAGTTCTATAGCTGATACGTATGCAGAGTGGTGCCATGCCGGCGCTGCCGTCATATATTTTTCAAAAGGTAAATCAACATCTATGTCTGCATGGTACTGTTTAAGCAACTCTGGTGTATAGCGTGCAAACGGATGCCGTGTTCCTATGGCAAGCATAGCGCAAAGATATACGCACTGCAAACACTCGCCTTCTGCGGTTTTTCCGGTAGCACCAGCTCCTTGGCCTTTACCGCCAAATACTGCAGACTTACCTATCGATAAGGAATTTACGTCTGATCCGTTTATAGCTTTAACAGTAAAAGTTTCGTCTTTGCTATCTAAAAACGCGTCAATAACATCGTGATTGTCACGACTGTTGTTTATGAAAATGTCTTTTCCATCAAAAGATGAGACAGGCAAACCTTTGCGGATGATATTTTTTAAGATATCTGTACGAAGCGTATTTGTACCAGCTTTCGTTTTACTCCACTCGGTTTTATTCATCTTTGTAAACATCAAGAATCTCCGTAATCTTAATGCTATTTATATAAAAATAAACCCGCATGAAGCGGGTTTATGTCGCCCTGATGTTGATGCTCAATAGCCGTAAGCATTCCGCTCGTAGATATAAGCGTCAACACTATCAGCAACGTCAAGAGGCATTGAGTAGTAATACCGGCCACTCCGCTTTACTTGACCAGACGCAGAGCGACCTTGACATTTAACATAGAGCTGAGTAGCTTTTTTACCTGTCTCGGCGGCTTGTTCGCGTGACCATCTGTTGATAATTTTAACAGTGTTTCGTAGCGTCGTGAGCTCTTGCATTTCGTTTTTGTTAGAATAATTGTATGTGCCTACATATGCTTCAGACCATCTGTCCATGAGTTTTTCCTTCACGTTTGTTTTAACTTATACACCTTTGTACCATAAAAAAAGGAGGTTGTAAACCCCCTAATTTAACTTTTTTTACCAAAAAACATATCCCAGAACATCCAAAACAATGCACTGACTTGTATTAGTATTGCTCCGATACCCACTCCAACGAAAAAACAAAACCCTACAAAGATTAAAAGATCAATCATTTTCGTAATCCTCCTCATCATCTGTATTAGAGTGATGTGCATTTGCTTGTATGATTAACCAAAGCGGTCCACATAGTGCAACAAGAGCACCAAGTACAACATCTCCTAGTGAGATAAAAACGATGCCTAGTATTGCACAACAAATTGCGTAAATAATCATTCCTTCTGACATTTTCTTTCCTTTGTGTTTGTTTTAACTTATACACCTTTGTACTATAAAAAAAGGGGGCTGTAAACCCCCTAAATGTCTGTTTTTTAAATTAATTTTTAGGCAGCAGTAGCATATTCTACTGCTTTGTTTGCTGCCTTTACTTTGGCAAGTTGACTTTCGCCAAACCACTGATTGTGCAAGCGGTTTTCAGAGTTTTTGCCTTGCAAGTGGTCAGTGTAGTAAGTTACGCTGTTGAACGCTTGCCACCATGTACCAGACGCGTACTGAGCACCTGGTTGTGTGTCAAGTGCGTCGTAGCACATTTTAGCTGCTTTAGAAAGTTGGCTATACTCAACAACCGGTGCGCGCTCTTTTGTAGAGCGTGAAGTTGTAGGAAAGACATCATTGTAGTACTGAATAAGTGATTCAGCTGATATGCTACGTGAACCAAGAAACTGCGCCATCTCTTTGTACTGTGCAAATTTCTCGTGCGCAATACCAAGTGTTTCTTTGACTTTGTCTGTATTAAACTCTGTCTTGTGGTTCACTTTCACAGAGCGCTGAGCATTTTGATTTAAGCTCATTGTCAGTGTGTTGTTGCACACAACACGAATTGGCGTGAAACGAATATCGACTGCTTTGCCATACTGGTGTGGATTGCTAAAGAGAAGAAACGACTCAACAGTGTCGTCACCAAACACATCAAACGACTCTTTCACTTTTGCAAGGGCCCATACGTTTGTTCCGCCTTTGAGTGAACCTGCTGTGTGCATCTCCATATCACCTGCGGCTACGAAATCAGCAAAGAATTCAAAGGCTGTATCATTTTGTACTGGCTTCCAGTTTTCGCCTACGTTAGTAAGAATTTTACCGTCAATCGAACGAACAAGAGATTTTTGGCCAGTCGGAAAGCGATTACCATCAAGTTCAATAAATGATTCGACTTCTTGCACAGACCAGTCAAGTCCTGCCTTTTGTTGCATTTGCAACGGTGTGAGATCATTGCTCACAGGAGTTCCAAGTCCGTGCCATGGAACATCACCAGCATAAGCCATTTGAGCTACGCCATTGATTTCTTCTACTTCATGTGCCATTTCATATTCCTCTTTGATTTGAATTATACTTATATTATACCATACTTCAGATGGTTTGTAAACTACTTAAATCAGCGCCCTTGGGTTTTGTGCTTTTAAGTCCGGTTCTCTCTACACGGACGCTGATTAAAATAGTTTAACGACTAGCGAGATGCCATGACTAACCATAAGTCCACTCGCTAGAGTCGTCTTGAAGCCTTAAATGGCTTCAAGCAGTGAAGGTGAAACTTTCCAATTACAATTGCCGGATTTTACGACAATAGTTTTTTGATTCACCTTTGTGATAATTCCTTTGATAATTCCGCGAGTCTTAGCGTCAAACTGTACGTTCTGACCTTTGTAGAAAGTAACAGCGATTTGAGTTTCCATGAATTTAGACTGAGCACGAAACATATCAAACAAGCAGTCGATTGTGTTTTTGTCTTTGATGTTTTTCAGCATGCCGCCGATTGCGCGCAAGATTTCTTCGTCAGTCTTTGGTGAGCTCATCATGTTTTCGGTATTCATTATATAATCCTTTATTTTCGATTTCTTAGAGTATCTTACCATACTACATACAAGATGTACATAGTTATTTTGTGACATACTCAATTACTTCATTAACTGTGTCAAAATTAACACTGTGCGTACATTCGCCTTCAACATAGTCAGCAACACAGAATTCTGCGGCAAAGTCAAGTTCACGCGCAGAAGGATCTTTATAGTCAACCCATATTGCACGATATGTTTCGTTATCATTGTCGCCTTCGAGCACAAGAGAAGGACAAACGTCATTTCCCCAAGAGCCATTATCAAAACCAAGATAACATACATTTGACAAAATGGTGTTCAGTGATTCAAGGTTGTCGTATTCCCAATGTGGTACTTGTGTGATTTTCATATCTGTGATTCCTTAATTAGCTTATACACCTTTCTACCATACTACACATTGAATGTAAACCCCCTAAATACATTTTTTTAAATTAATTTCAAACTGTTCGCGCTACCATTCTATAGATATCTACATCTTAAACAAAAGGTGTGACAAAATGTGCAGCCCATGGAAACGTAAAGAAGCCAACCGAATGTTCTGGTTAGTCAAAGGTCATCTTATTCCGCGAAGCGAAACAGATGAAACTGTCGAGGGCTACTATGAAAGTTATTTCAAAAGATTGTGGAATAACGAATCACAGTGCTTAGATAATTATGAACTTGGATTCGAACAAGCTTATAAAGCAAGAGAGGCAGAAGTCCTTAAAGAAGAAGTCTCTACCGTAGCAGTGCTAGGCGGGCACTACGATTAAACCCGCCTAGAAACGTCGTCGACATAATCGACAAAATGGTATTTAGGACCAAAGATGACAATGTCATCATCACCGACTTCGGTGAATACTCGCGCATCGTAATGAAGGTGAATAAAGATCGGTCCACCAAAGATCCTGCGCGCTCTGACATATTCGTCACCGCGGAAACCTACGTAGTGAACACATCTCATTTTTTTTCCTTACATAAACAGAGCAATAAAGCCAATGATACAGATTATCGACAAAGTAGACGACGCAGTATTGATTAAAAAATTCTTCATTTGGTACGCTCCTTAATTAACTTAAGATCTTTTGTACCATAAAAAAAGGAGGTTGTAAACCCCCTAAATGTAATTTTTATATTTTTTTTACAGGCAGTGTCCATGGACTCCATGGAGTATAGTGTCCGGCTATGCTGTTTTTATAATTAACATCTCTTTTCATGAGATGTAATGTTAGGCCAATCTTACTGTCTTTAAAACCAGTCGGAGCATGCAACACAGAAGTATCTTGGACAATAGCGTGACAATGCTGCCACTGAAATATTTCCTCTATAGACAGACCGTCGTATACTGAAACTGGTATATGCTTTGGCATTATTTCTTGTAAAATTTTATGATCTTTATTTGACTCATCAATACCTTCAACGCCGTAGTCTTTGTACGATTGTTTTTTGATTACGTTATGATAGTTTGCATAACTTGCGATATCTCTGCCGTTCATGAACATAGTAGCATGCCCACGATATCTCTGATTAAAAGTTACATATGTGCCAGGGCCATTAATCGATATTGGAATAATAATATCTTTGTATGGCCTATATCCATCTAAGTGTGATACTGAATCTGTGTGTAGGCCATAAGGTTGTACGGCTTTAAAAAATTGATCGCCAACGCTCATAGGATCATTGGTTGCTATGTCAGAATAGAATATAGTATCTTCACCAAACTCTTCATATATTTTTGGTCTGATTATATCGGATATAATTGGATATGTTATTGGATATGTAATTCTATGGATGTGCTTGTTGATAATTTCACCAACGGTATCAAAATTAGTATTCCAAAAATCTAATAGAGTAAGACGCTCTTCTTCTGATATAAAATTTTTAATGCAGTACGATTTATCATTTTGGTCCGTAAACAGGCTTGTCTTTGGATTGTGTATGATATCCATAGTTTTTAAATCGGCGTCAGTAAATGGTC